CTTTTTCGTTCTTTGAGCAAAGAGCCAATTCGGTTGTGACCTGGCGAGTAGTGTTATCGCCATTTTTCGCAAGTGCGACGTTCTTGGTCCCACGCAATACTGCGCATTCCCACATATTGTCTTGCAAAATAAACACATCGCGTGAGCGATTTTCGCGTGATGGCATGAACTCAATCGTACCCCATGGGGTCACGTATACCGCAAGAGATTTTACAACAGTCTCATCGCCAGCCTGAACGCCAGAACGCTGATTATTGTTACCAACAAAGCCGAGAGCTACATTCATCTGGAAGGCTGACAGATAGCAAGTATCTGGCTTGCCGCCCTCTTCCCAGATTGACTGCATAACATCGTCAAACTTGGCCTGCGTGAACGCAGTTGGTGCGCCACTGTCTGTGCGCGCGTTTGTACCATCGCCTGCTGGGTTTGCACCTGAACTTGCCGAAACAAAATTCACGTTAGTAATCAACCATGATGGTACGCCACCAGTTTTACGCGCGGCAGTTGAGGAACCAACTACGTTGCCTTGGTTAGCAAACAAAGCCTTTTCGATGTCCAATTTTTGCTCCTTAGCGATGAGCAAAGTTTGGTAGGCAAGCTCCTTAGCGCGCCCGGCATTATCAACTGCCTCATCCGTATCTGACACGACAACAGCATTTTTGAAAATCTGTGTGCGTGCGCCGAGGCGTACAGTTGGAGTAACTGCATTGGCGGATGTTGCATCGCCTTCAATGTGAGCATTAACGGCTGACGCGCGCAATGCTTGAGTTTGCCACTCTACCAGAGTGTTTTTTGCTTTGGTTTTGCTCGACTTGGAGTAAAACGGTGTTTCAGACGGGTCTACGTTGTAGATCATATCTGACAAATCTTCCCTGATGCCAATAGCATCATAGGTGTCAAATGTGTTGGTTGGCTGTGCCATTAGTGTGTCCTTTCAAAGACTTACTGATTTAAGATCAGGCTCAATGCATCTTCAATTGAGCCAGTTTTCTGCAAGCGCTGTTGCGCTTTTTTACGAGTTACAGCGTTGTTATCAACACGCTTCTTTGCACCAGACTTCACCACAGGCCGGGCTTTCTCACCCTTGGCTTGCGTTGATTTGCGTTTTGCTACCAGCTGGCGATATTTACGCGCGTCATTTAACGCCCGCACATATCTAGCATCGGTTACATTCTGCATTTCCTCGGCACTAAAGCCGTAATCAATGCCTGTTTGAACCAATGCGTTTTTGATTGCCTCACCCTTTTGAGGGTCAGCAATCTCAGGGATGTGTTGCGTCAACACTTGCGCTTGCTCTGCAAGGTAGGATTGATGTGCCTCTTGCTGAGCTTGCATGCGCTGTTTCTGCACATTCTGAAGCTGGAACATATTTTGGTCAAACTGTGCTTTACTCTCGTCATACTTGAGCTTTTCTTCCATGTACCCAATTGGGTCACTTTCAAATAGCTCGCGTGTTGGCGGGGTCGGAGCTTGCAGTCCACCATTTTGTGCTTGCTGATACAAAGCAGCGACTTGCTGTTGCTGCTGTTGCAATACGGCTGCCTGCTGTTCGATTTGCTTTCGCGCCTCGGCAGCTTCTTGGAACCGTTTATTAATTGCCGCTTGTCCCGCAGCAGATTGCTTTAACTGATCCAGTGTCCATTGCTCTTCCTTGCCGTCAACTTTAACGGAGAAAACATTGGTGTCTTCAGCTGGTGCTTCTACTAGGTCTTCGTCGTCAATTTCTACATCACCAAGATCATCGTCTTGGGTTTCGCTGGATGCCTCAACGTCATTTTGCTCTTCGTCTGCAACCTCAAGTTCTTCAGTCTGATCGTCATCAGGCTCAATCATTGCGTCCACAGCTTCGTCAAAATTATTGTCCTCAGAAGTTTCCTCTGAGGGTGCCAACAGGCTTTCTGCGGCTTGTTCTAGGGTAGTCGATTCCATCGGTACTACTTCCTTTTTTTGCGATCCAGAAGCGTCTCTGCCGCAAGTGCAGCGTCAAGGGTCACTTCGATCTGGTTAAGCGCACGGATCATCGCATGCGCCTCTTCACGGGCAGCCACGTCAGCTGCCCCACTGCTCGCAAAAACCTGCATTTGGTTTTCGCGCACACTCTGCATAAACTGCTTAAATGCAGTGTCGTTTTTCAATCGACGTGCCTCATCGGCCTCTATGCGTATTTCTGTTGTCATTGTTGCGGTGTCCCTTGTGCCATGCCGCCAATCATGCGCATCTTATCTTGCTCGGCCTGCACGCGGGCTACGTCAACGGCTGTGCCGTATTCGCCATAAATCTTTGCCGCGTCTACCATCAAGTCTTGCGCCATCTGATCCCGCTTGAGATCGTCATTGGCCGCTGCCTTCTGCATCTCAAGTTGCAGCTTAGCCATGTCAGTCTGAGCCTTGGTTTGAGCCTTCATTTGCTCTGCCTGCAAGAACGCAGCGTTTGGATCAGCCGCTTGACCTTGCTGCGCTTGAGCTTGTTGCTGCATCTGCAACATCTGCATTTCAATCTCTGGCGTGATTGGCGCAAAGTAACGGTCAGCATTTCGTATGCCGGAAACCGCCAGCTGGTCCGCCAGCGTGTTGCGGATATTAGTCAAGCTGACCAAGCCGTTCATCGGGCCGTAGTTCTGGTAAACCATCGTTTGCATCTGGAGTGCTTGGTTAAGAGCGATTGCCTTCTCTTCCTCACGGCCAGTGCCGAGGCCGACGTTTATAGTAACGTCCATCGACTGATCCCAGACGCGCGGATCAACTGGCACAAAACTGCCATTCATCCGCATCATTTGCTCTTCGTCAATATTCTTACTCATCAGGCGCAGCATAATACCAAATAGATCACGCATGCCATCGGCAAGGTTGCGCACCATAACTTCGACCTGGCCCGCTGCGGCCTGCACAGTGGCCTGCACAGCGGCCTTTGTAGTTGACTGCATTGCATCAGGGTCTAGGCCCATTGAGGCCCGTGACACGCCTGTTTTGCTCTCTACGAGGCCGTCTAGGTATGTCAGCGCGCCGAGTGTCTGCCCGGCAGTAAATGGCACAGATAGTTCTTGGACTGAGCCGGGGGCGCGCATACGCACAATCGCGCCGATTTCGTTGTTAAGTACGTCATCAATGTTAACCGCACCCTCAACAATTCCGAGGCGTGGGTTGTTTGTCATGGCTACGTTGTCAAGTATTGAGCGCAGCACAGAGGTTGCTGCGTCTTGGTCATCCATAACAATCTCGGCCAGTGAGCGCCCATAAAACGTGTGTGGCTCTGGGTCCACCTCAAACTTGGCAAACGGCAGCTCATCACATGGCTCAAAGTCAAGCATTTCGTATGCCGTGCCGCCGCAGATAATCTTGTGCAAAACTGGAATGCCAGTGCCGTCAACGTCAATGCGCATATACGCTTCCGTTACGGCAACATTGCGCATTGACGGGTCTTGCTGGTCCTCATCAGATGTGTCCGTGCCGTAGCCTTGGCGCTCATACACCTCTGGCTCGGTCATGTCGGAACCGCTGTCAAAGCTATCCAAGTTAAGCACTACGTCTGGGTCAAAGCCCATCGCAATCAAGTCGCCTGCGCGCATGTCAGTGCGGTGGGCTACAATGTAGGCGTCCTCAAGGCTGCGAGCGTCACGGTTGACGAAAAACTCTTCTGGCGGAACGCTCTCAATGCACAGCTCGCCCATTTCTTTTTGGCGACTCAGCTTAACGCTATGGGTAGGCATTTCCACTTCCATGCCCA